CCCAAGAATAAAGGGTTGGCTGGCATCATACGCTGCATGGCGTAATGTGGCACCGTGGCGGAAACTCCCGTTTCGGTCACTCCGTCACACACTGCTATCCCAGAAGTACCATGCGGCATGACTGTCATAGCTGCATAGCTATCACTGGATGGATGCAACGAATAATTGGTCTCCACGTACGTTGCCTTTGTATTCGATCTACTGATAGTGACGCTCGCGGTTGTCGTGAAACCGGAAATCGGAGGTGGTTGTACTACCTTCCAATTTATTGACCCACGCCATCCAGTATAACATGGCGCCATCCAATGCAAGAAAGACATCGGAAGGAAATTGACATTAGCCACAGTCGGTGTTGCGGTCACATGTTCAGTTGTCGAATTACCTAGTGAGGTGCGCAACGTTGGTGTCCCCGCCCCCGGAAACGGTGGAAATCTACCAATACTCCGAGTGAAGTACCCCCAATCACTCCCTCCTATAGGAGACCATCCCAACGTTAGGGATGGACAGTACCTATGTAGATATGGCCGAATCGATGGTATAGACTCACCCACGGTAGATAGAGCATGATGGCGAGAAGGAGCTGCCTTCATACTCACCGTGGTTCCCCCATCAGTGGCTGGCTCCACTCCATCCTTTCCCTGGATAGCCTGCGAACCCAGATTGGTCACCATTGCGTAGGAAGCGCCAGGTGCAGTCGCGAAATTTATGTCACGTGGTCCGCTAACCTCGAAATCATCCCCAACTGAAGTCCACATGAGAATGTTGACAGGTTCTGTGGTATCAGTTCCTGTCAGTCGAGATTGAACCTCCAGATACACAATACCATTGTTGGTTTGCGCACTAGACGATAAACTCGCCAAACTTGAGCCGAACTTGGTATAATATCCGGCCATAACGGCAGGAAAGTCGGTTGCACACCATGGATATGGTGCTGCAAAAGGCACCACGAATTCGAAGCTGTTTGTTTCTCCAATATCGAATATTTCCGAACGCAGAACACCTTCACCTACCGGGTAAACTGTCGTCGTGCCAACTGATTGATAACACGGGTCCCACATCACCTTGAGTCGTCCTCGGTACATTATCGGTGCTACAATCTGGAATCGGAATTTGATTGTTCCACGCCAATATGAGAAAGCGGCGCAGATATGCGCCGCAGGAGTTCCTTGGAAAGCATTGTAATTGTGAGATCCAGAAGAACCAAGCAACGAAGCTGCATGCCAAAGTTCGGGAGTGACTACTGAAGCCCACAAAAGTGTGCCCGACGTCTGCGAGGCCATCCATTGATATTGATCGATAAAGCACTCCTTGGTGACAAAATTCCTTATCACCATATCATCTGTACCATCCATACCAACTGTTCTCGGGTCCACATTCACCTCATTCTTTGGATCGATGCTCAATTTTGGTTGTTGGACTCCAATCCCTGGACATGCCAGTCCCGGTAGCGATTCCTGCTTCATCACTCTGATGTTATCAATGACTGCTGGATTCCCGAAGCCCCATGCGCGCGCTAGCTGCCCCAATTTGCCGACCACCATCTCAGTTGGTCGCATGAAGGGCTCTAGCATAGGAACTCTAGACAATGCTCCAGCTGCATCTGCCACAGCAGAGGCTGTAGCCGAAACTGGCTGGAGAGCATACTCGTCAAGCCCCTGCACTAACATCGTGGATCCAAACAATTTCACATCCTCAGCCCACGCATACACCGTAATAGTTATGGGATTTCCAGTCGCAGTCCCAGCCACTCTCAACGATGTTAGTGATTCCATCGTCAATTGACCCATCTCATCTGTATCAGAATACACCCCTCCTGTTGCAGATAAAGAAACAGGAGAAATGTGATTCTTATAATGGATAAATGGTAGAGTCATCTCCGCACCCTCACAAGTATGTGGGTACAACATGACTTTGTGCCGTGTACTTCTCGCCATCATGCCAGACGCGCTAAACGTTGATGGTAAAAATGTTTGATCAACCAAACCCCCAGAGAAATCAAATTCTTGGTTCAATTCTCCGGTGGCTTGATTTATAGTACTCGAGCACAATGGTTTCCAACTAACCATCATAGCCCCATACTGATACGGGGAGCCAGAAATGATGAATTTCAACCGCAATTTGCACTGTAATTTCCCAAACCCCTTAACCTTGTTATAGATCGCTGGGGTTTGGAAAAAGACTGTCCATGGGTTTGAAACTGAGTACATCTGATTCCCTTCCGCCCATGAATAATTTCCGAGTTTCACAGGCCGAGCAAGAAAAGAAGCCAAGCTCTCAACTTGGTCTCCCATTCCCGCTCCAAAAGACTCGTCCTCAACAGAGAACGAATCAACAACCTCCCCCGATTGGAGGTCTTCAAATTTTACGAATTCAGCAGGACATGTTTTCCAGTGAGTTAATCCCATCACACACTGGTAGCTCTACCAAATGGCACGATCCTAAATAGGATCGAGCGCTCCACCACTGGACGCGCCCACCCACCGCTTACCCATTCAATAACTTTTGACTGAGCATTATGTTAGTTATTGAGGTAACTGCAAGCGATGGCCCCTTTGGTTCAAGACGGGGGGTACTACCGCCTAGTATTTATTAGGCGCTCTTCAGCGCTCACCCGATATTACATATCCAGCGCAACAGAAGCGTCCAACCAACGCTCCTGATACTCCTGATATGTTGGGAGTGGTCCTAAGTCCAGACTAAATAGCCTAGCACACTCCCTCAACTGCGTGTCAAACACCTCGAACTCGCGCACACCGTGGAAATACATCTCGGCATGCACAGATAGAAGTGCCTGCACTTCACGCTGTTTGGGCGTGATGATCTTCGAAGCCTTGCCAACCAGAAGAGTCTTCCCAAAAGAAGCCCAATCCAGCGGACAAAGAATTGCCCTCTCACCACGATACTCGAAATTCGCACACACAAACTTTCGTTTGAGAAACGTAGCCTCATCAATCGAAATATATGGAATGCTCTCCCTGCCCTTCTCGGCCATGGTGTACTTGATACCAGCTTCCGCCAATACCCTCTGAACCGCAGTATGGTTGAACCAGGGGGCCTGATCTGAAACGCCGGCAACATTGTCGTCACCATACGTCATTAGGGCCACGTGCTCTCTGAACTGCTTGACATCGCGCTTCGGGTGTAGAAAGAAGTACGCATATCGAAAGTACAACGAATTGACCAAGCCGTTGATTATCACAGTCAGCGGGTGACCCGACGGATTCATTCCGACAAACTGCAACAAGGTGCCATTGAAATCGACAAAAGCCTGCATGATATCCTGCGCTGCCGCCCACATCCGTTGAATGCTGATCTCAGAGTATCCAAGACGTTGCGCAATCTGAACGAGGATCCAAAATGCCCAATGCAAGACCAAACACTCCTGACGCTTGTCGAACTTGCTATAGTCTCCGGCTATGATACGTTCCTTCCCAAATTTTGTCAAGTACCGAAAAAGATCGTTCCACTCCTTAGATTGGCATACCATCCCAGGTCCCGATTCAAACGCAAATTTGTGATTCTGTATCAAACGAATCAGTGGAAGATAGTATTGTCGCACGACAATTGTGAAATGTAGAGGGGAAGCAGTAAAAATCCTTGAATCTCCGTTCAAGGCTTTCTCCTCCGAAATCGGTTCATCCTTAGCCTTAGCCACGAACATAGGAAGAGCAGTAACTCCACTGTCGTAGCAAGAGTAAATATGATCGATCATCTCCTGCACTTCAGGGACAACATCGTACAGCAATTTATCCTTCTCCACTCCGATGATTTGCAATAGATCACGCTTGGATCGATACCAAGGGGATCCGGCACTTGTGCTCATGTCGATCGAGTTGACAAATGAAACACCATCTGCACCGTTGATTGCCGTGATCCGGTCATATGGTTTGATAGGATCATGCGGAATTTCCTTCCAAATGTCTTCAAGAAAAGCCCGAGCGCACTCCTTGATGGTTTCTGGATCCAAACCATCTGGTATTTGGGCAAGGTCCACCAACGCTCGGTAGTAAGGTCGCCAACCCAAATCAGGTGCCACTTTGTTGGTCGAAAACCCCCTGTCCTCCCAAAATGAACGCGTCAAACTTGAGCACACCTGCGAAGTATAGTTGGGCCGAAAACCAGCGTTTGAACCATAACACCGCACCATACCTTGTTCCAACCAATGTACAGGGCTCTTGTAATGAACAGGTCCAACCTTGAATTGCGTCTTGGTCGTACTAATTCGAGCACAGCCTTGAGCCACACATGGCATAGTACCCTCATACACTCGCTCCGAGCATTGAGCCACCAGCTGGCTGACGCACACCTGATCCACTGGGGCACAAGAACTCGTCCCTTCTTCTGAAAAAAGTGAATGCAAACCAACGATCGTAGATCCTGCGGCGGTATGCAAGACCAATGGAGATCCGCACTCACCCATTTGCATCTCCACTATTGGCATTCCTCGCCAGAAGTCCTCATACTCAGGATGTTTTGGGTGCAATCCCGGTTGTCGCATTCGCGCTGCATTGTGCACAGGTACACACCGCGCTTCTCCGCTTTTATCTCGCACTATATACTCCCCATCCAGAGCTGCTCCCTTACTATACGATGGGGGCATCATTTGGATACTATTCGGCTGGGGAGCAACGTTAGCGACATAAATGACGGCCAAATCTCGTTCCTTTGAAACCACACACTGCTTGAAGGAAACCCTCGCGCCTATTCTGTTGGGTGATACGTTTTGATCTGGAAACTGAAACAATGAGATCTTGAAGTCCACTGGAGGCAAATTGTGGGCATTCAAAAGGAAAAAATGTCCCTTAAGTGCCAACACGCGAAAGGCCTTCCCTTTCTTCTCTCCATCAACTTCATACTCCGTCTCGG